ATCATCCAATGTTTCCTGTTTGCCATAACACTCGAGAGAGAATCGTCGCAACACACCCTTCTGAGACAGCCTATTGTGTTTTTGGACTTCAAACAGGTACTCGGCTATACAAATGAGTCGTCGCATATCGTAGTAGGATCTGTCCGCATACACGAATGCCAAATATATACTGAGTATCGTATCAATGGTCGCGATGCGAACATTTTGGCCCTGCACGGTGATTACATTGTAGTTATGACACGCCATTGGGTGGTATATGAACGCGACCGATTCCCCACCCACCATCACCTCAATATGTTCCGGAATGATTTCCCCAGCCGCCGCGTGGATCTTCGTATCCGCCGCGTACCCCCTGGATTTCAACATCTTTACCGTTTTGCTCGCCACTTCATGGGGGTCGGTTGATATGACATCAAAGTCCGGTTCGCGGAACATGTCACGAACCCCCTTTCGTTTCATGTACCGCGAATATACCGCCGTGGCGAATCCGCCAAAGAACACGCATTTGTTTGAAATGAATGCACCCCTCAATATATGGTAAATATCGCCAGTATCCCGATCGGGATCCTCAAACCTCCGCTGGAAATCAATTCCCGAGCATCGGTCCCCCTTCAAAGGGAAATGTTTATTCAAGAGAGAAATGCGCGTCAAGACCTTTTCCCAGCGACTGATATCTCCATCGGGTCGAGATAGTTCCAAGTACATACCCATTCGGAGAAGATTGGGTGGTGCATACCGAATTCCCTTCACATTGATGGAATCCCTGTATATAGTGTTGAATAGTTCGGGAACCATCTGGGTTATATCCGCAACGGGCATGAAATTCACAAATACCTTGTATGTTCCGTGATGGACCCCCGATTTCGCCTCCACATCAATGAACCCCGCTTTGTAATATATATCCGCCAACCGCTTCGCATCAGCCATTGCATTCAAGGAATAGAAATCGTAATCGGGAAATTCTCTCGTCATATCGTAAAATTGGTCTTTTTTGGGAAGAATATTGTTGATTGCGGTTCCTCCATAACACACCAACTTCTCATTCTTTAAGAACATCTCGACGATATGGATGATACGGCGCACGTCGGGGGATTTGAGGATTCCAATATCTCTCTTTGTTTCTGCGACGGTCACTGCCCGCTTCAATATATTCATTTCTAAATCCGCGAATTGCTCGTCCGATAGGCGTGGCATGGGAGGGATACATTAGGTGTAGAAAATGTTGGAGGATTTGGTTGTTGCTGCACCAGTGGCTAATCTTTTCCGACATTGGCAATTGCATTTATACCGTCCGAAACAATCTTCTGTTTCGCCTCTACTTTGGGACCGGAAGGAACCACAATCTCGTACCCTGGATCATGTCGCTTGGCTTCCGGCTTTAGTACCCGACACGGCGCATATTGTGAATTTCTGAAGAAAGTGTTGTACGTATCCAGGTGTGCGTCGGTGGCTGGTTTCGCATTCACTTGCATGGCAATGAACTGGCATCCATATGATACAGGGAGAGCGGGATTGGGGTTCTTATTTCCCGCCTCTGGGTATACAATGGTGAACTGGTTTCGGGTATTTTTCTCGTATTCTTTTGGATTTGAAATCGCAATCAGTCCCGAGGATTTCAAGGCCGTCATTGTACCCGATCCAAACACGATATTAGTGCGTTCTTTCAATTTACTCTTTTGAAATGCAACCATCACCTCATCGCTCATCGCATCAACCATTACAATTACCTTTCCGATCGCACTATCAGTCATCGCATTCACATTGGAAACACTTCGTAATAACCGATTGGATAAATGAGTTCCCAAAGCATCCGAAATGTTATCCATCACAGCAGGGTCTGTTGATTTTATTCGTAGGTTTATAAATAGGGGGGCGTTTGTTATGAATCCAGATACCTTGAGTTCCTTCATTGCCATGGAAAAAGGAATGGTATTTCCACTCGCCCATTCTGTCATTGAATCTTCAAGGGATGATGCGATGACTGGCGCATTGGATACGGGGAGGGGATGGATTTCAAAATCCAAACACCGATATCCTTCCATGATAACCTTTTTCAATTGGGTGGTGGAAATGGTGGCATTTCTCTCATGTGATTCGGCACAGGCGTTGAATGCGGTCTTAACATGAAAATCACACAACCATGGCATACCAGTGTTCCCCTCTATTGTATATGTGTGTGGTGGTCGCCACAGGATGTACAGTAACGCACCTATCAACGCAATCATGAATATGACCCATGCATTTGGTGGACGGATTTTACCATGAAATATTTTCCCGAGTCGGTTCGGTATCGTAGAGAGATTCATACACGTGATACAATATACTATGAATAAAAGTGGCTCAAGTGGACCGCCAAATACAAAACAATCAACTTAGACACATTCCTCTATTTCCAAGTAATCACTGTACCAATGCCCGGTGGATTATTGAATATCGTCGCTTACGGAGACCAGAATGTGTTTATCCACGGCAACCCCACCAAAACCCATTTCAAGACCTCGTACGCAAAACACACGAATTTCGGGCTCCAGAAGTTCAGGATTGATTTTTCCGGTTCGCGAACCCTTCGTATGGACGAGCATACCACGATGGATTTTAAAATACCTCGGTACGCAGAACTGTTGATGGATACCTATGTGGTTGTGACGATGCCTCATATTTGGAGCCCAGTGATTCCTCCAGATAGCAGTGTGATGAGTGGTGATGGCACGGGCACCCCCGCCGCGGGCGCTCACACCCGATGGCGTCCCTACGATTTCAAGTGGATTGATAATTTGGGGTCGCAAATGATCCACGAGGTGGAACTCACCATTGGAAGCCAGACCATCCAGAAATTTTCGGGTGATTACATGCACAACATGGTACTGCGCGATTTCGGGGTCACGAAGCGAACCCTATACGACGAAATGACTGGGCATACAAAGGAGATGAACGACCCCGCGAATGCGTACGAGAGGCGCTCCCAGTATCCCACCGCGTACTCGGGAGATGGAGCGGCATGCGAGCCGTCCATTCGCGGGCGGAAACTGTACATCCCTCTCAACACATGGTTCACAATGTCAAATAAAATGGCCTTTCCTCTGGCGAGTCTCCAGTACAACGAGTTGAACATCCGCATCACATTCCGCCCCATCCGCGATCTTTTCGTTATTCGGGACGTAATGTCTTCTTCCTACGACCCCACCGTCCCCACACTCTACACCCGCGCCCAAAAGGGGGTTCCAGACCACAGTTTCCACCGTTTCCTCCACAGTCCGCCGGGGCTACATGTGTTGACGGACGATTACCCGAGCGATAGGACGGATTGGACCACGGACATTCATCTGATTTCCACCTACGCATTTTTATCCGATGAGGAAGTGAAGTTGTTTTCCGGGGAATCCCAGACATACCTCATCAAGGAAGTGTACGAACATACGTTTCCCAATCTGGTGAACTCCAATCGGCAGGAAATTGTGAGTAATGGGATGGTATCCAGTTGGATGTGGTTCTTCCGGCGGTCGGATGCGGTGAGCCGGAACCAATGGTCGAATTACACGAACTGGCCCTACTTGTACCAACCGATCGATTTGTTGGTCGCGCCAACGGACGACGAATATGGGGTGGGAGGAATTGTGGGCGAGCGGTCCTATGGGCCTGGAACTGACCCGAATTCGTTTTACGGGGATTCATCCGTGCTGGATTTGGATACAAATACATTCATCACGGGAGATTATCGCCCCAACAACCACAAAAATATCATGGAGAAATGTGCAATGTTGTTTGACGGGAAGTACAGAGAGAACGAGATGGATGCGGGAATTTTCTCATACATTGACAAGTATACGCGAACCAGGGGCTACGCGAGCAATGGACTATATTGTTACAATTTCTGTCTCGATACCAGTCCATACACCCAGCAACCAAGCGGGGCGATTAATTTAAGTAAGTTCAACACTATTGAATTGGAGTTCGCCACAATCACTCCTCCGGTGAGCGACAGAAGCATGTACACGGAGACGTGTGATCCAGTCACGGGATTGGTTATTGGCGATAATATGACTCAGTCGTGGAAATTGTACGAGTACGTGTATGATCTGATATTTATTGAAGAGCGGTACAATATATTGAAATTTATTTCGGGGAATGCGTCGCTGATGTATGCCCGGTAGATAACTATATTTTCATGCATTTTACATTTACGATGGTAAAATTGATTGTTGTCATAAGTCAACAATCAATGCACACACAATACAATGGTTTCTAATAATCAAACGCCCGCCACCAAGGCCACCACCACAACCACCAAGTCCACCACTACAAAAACATCAACCACCGCTACCAAGCCCGCAACCAAGGCCACCACCAAACCCACCACCAAGGCCACCACCACAACCACCACAACCACCATCAAGACCTCAACAACCTCTACCAAGGCACCCCCTGCCAAGGCACCCCCTGCCAAGGCACCCCCTGCCAAGGCACCCCCTGCCAAGGCACCCCCTACCAAGGCACCCCCTACCAAGGCACCCCCTGCCAAGGCACCCCCTGCCA